TTCACCGCTGCTATAACTGCACCCGACCCAGTGGGATCCCCGATAGTTTCGGAACTTGCTGTTATTTACCTTGACCCTTTCTTCAATATTTATATTAACGATATTATAAGTCGTTACGGAACAGTGGGTGAAGTCGAGAGATTCAACAACGTAACTTTGGACGACGGCACTAATTCTGAACGTTATGTCGTTAACGCTATCAATTCAGGAATCCGAGGCGAGGTTGACAAGTCTACTAAAGTCACGGTTGCGGATGTCACAATAGCGTCCGGCGACTATCCACCGTTCCCAGGTGTTGCATCGTTAGCAACGGGTGCCGATGGTACCGCTGGTGTAGTTGATGCTGATTATATCGGTTCATTCGTTGGTGGTTCAGCCACAGGTATGCAGTTGCTTGCTAACAGGGAATCACAAGAATTCGATATATTAGCAGCTCCTGGCGTGTCAGCTCCTGCTGTTATACACGCAGGTTTGGCTTTGTGTGAAAATTCTCAGGAATCAATTTACATAGCTGACCCTCCAACAGGTTCAACTGTTGCGACACTTGTTGCATGGCATAACGGAACTGGATATGCCCACGCAGCTTTCAATACCGCTTACGGTATGTTGGCAGCTTGGTGGCAGACCATCGCAGACCCGTACAGCCGAACAGATATTGAATTACCACCATCAGGATTTATCGCAGCTGCGATGGCTTTCAATGATAAAGTATCATACCCATGGAATGCTCCTGCGGGTAAAAACCGCGGTGTGTTGCTCAATATCATAGAAAGTGAGTATTCACCAAGTCGTACAGAACGCGACACATTATACGATTCACCTAATGCAATAAATTCAATCGTTCAGTTCGAAGGTGACGGCGCTGTTCTTTGGGGGCAAAAAACGCTTCTGAGAAGGACTACATCGCTTAACAGATTGAACGTTGTTCGGATGCTTTGTAAGATTGAGCGAACTGTCAGGAAATCTGTTGATGGGCTGGCGTTCGAGCAAAACAACGAAATGCTTTGGGCAAGATTTAAGGCGATTGTTACCCCGTATCTGGAAGGAATCCGGTCATCTGGTGGTTTGGACAGTTTCAACGTTGTTTGTGACGCGTCCACTAACCCAGCTTATGTTCGTCAGCAAGCAGAAATGCAGGCACGAATTGAGCTAGTTCCTACGAATACGGCAGAGAAGATTGTTGTATCTTACATCATCAATCGACCCAGCTAATTAAAACGAGGAGATTATAAATGTTACAAATTCCATTAGACGCTGGATTTCTGGGCTCGAACGCTGGTAATAAAACGTTCGAAGTCCAGAGACAGAACAACGGGATTATACTTTTGAACAACTTAAATGCGAAGTTGCAAGCAGGCGGTTTCGATGCCGTCCAAGATTCCGAAAGTATATTCGCCCTGAGTGTAGATACATTCGCTGCACCGAAAATGAGCAACAACGTAATTGAAGTGCCGTGGCAAAACATGCGGATAAAAGTAGCCGGCGCTATGGTATTTGATGATGTTGATATTACACTGAAAGATTTCATAGACATTGACACGTCTAAGATGCTGGCTCAGTGGCGACTGCTTGTTTCTAACGCAGCTAACGGTGCAATCGGTTTAGCCCACCAGTATAAGATAGATAACGTTTTGATGGTGATGTTCGGTCCCGACGGGTCGTTCAATAGATACTATCAATTAGACGGTGTATGGCTTTCTAGGCTGGACTGCGGCGAAATTGATATGTCAGCTGACGACTACTTACGGATGACAGCAACACTGTCTTGTGACCGAGTAATTCCATTGCTTGCTTTGGACAACGACGGAACTAACATGCCTAATAAGGGTGCCGGTAATTCTAACGTCAAAAATGGCAAGATACCATTACCCGTTTAGTTTGGTTTCTTCCCTCGTTCAGCGGGGAAGCGGATTGAAACTAGTGTTTGAAAAATACGATAATACTTGAAAAGGGAAAGTCTTACTTTCCCTTTTTTTAATTTTTGATAACATATAAATAGTATTATATAGGGGTTTTTTATGGGAATCAGGGACGTCGGCGCTAAACCAACTTTTCCGATTTACGGAGATAAACTGGACGGCAGGTTCATTGGCGGTTCTGGTGTGGTTAGTGGTGAGCATTCGGCTTCTTACAGATATGAACCTCAGCGAAAAAATAATGGGATGCTTATTGCGCCTATTCCTGAATTGAAAGCATCACTGCAAGTTCCCCCAGCAATCCCGGGGTCTCTGGCGTTTAGTTTACGCTCATTCGAAATGCCTAAAGATGAAAATGACATAATAGATTTGGGCTGGTTCAACCAACGTCGTAAGTTCGCAGGTCAGCACCACACCGATGACATAAGTGTAACTTTCATAGATTATATCGACGCGCCTATTATGCAAACACTAGAAAGCTGGCGATTATCAGTATATAATCCTAACCTAGGTGCTGTGGGCTGGGCTTCTGGTAGTAAAGGGCGTTCGGGAATTCCAAGTATCGGTGGGTATAAGCATGACGTTTATCTACTGACATTTTCACCTAACATGAACTGGGTTTATACAAAAGTATATAGATTAACCGGGGCTTTCCCTAGTCGGCTGGATAGGGGCGATGTGGATTACGGTGATGATGAACCTACAGAAATTACATTAACACTGAGCTACGACGAGGTTTATTTTGTGATGCACGGAATACTGCCAACATTCGCATTGTATTATAATCCACAGGCAGCTGGTGTTGATGCTAATTTGATTGGCGCAAGAAACACAGTGGTTAGCGACATGTATGATACAATATTAAATTACCCAACAGTTTAAGGAAACGCTATGCCTATACATATGAGCAGTTCATTTCTAAGTGGGACTGACGTTAGTGGAAAAACTTTCGAGCCCCAGCGTAGTAACCTAGGGTATGTTATATTCATATTTGGTAATAATAAATTAGGACAAGTAGTTAATAAAATAAGTTCTGACGCCACGAGCCTATTAGCCATATCATTAGAGGAATTCGCTGTTCCGAAAGTAAGCGTAAACACTTTTGATGTTCGGTGGAATGGGGCTAGAAGAAAGCAGGTATCATCAGTCGAGAATGATGATTGGGTAATTTCAGTCAGGGATTATATAGACCAACCTTCTGCTAAAATATTATCAGCGTGGTTCACGCTTGTGTATAATGGTCGAACTGGTCAGATAGGTAAATATAGCGAAGCTACTTGTGAAGCAGTCGTTGTGTTATTTGACGGTTCTACTGGTAAGCCTAACAGAGTTGTAAAAGTCGCTGATGTTAGTATAACCAGCTTAGACAGCGGTAGTATCAGCCATGGCGACGCAGATACCGTTAAAGTCGAAGCGACATTTTCAATCGGTAGAGTGGATTTATTAACCGAAGCTGAGATGAACGAATTAGGGATACCAACAAAAATGTTACCGTTGACCGCAGAATCCGTAGATAGAAAATTATTAGGCGTGACTATCGGAACGTCAATCGGTAGAAATGTAGTTCCGTTTTAATCCAAAGAAGCCAAAAAGATATATTGTTTAACTTAAAATTTATGTATAATTGAATTAAATATTGTGAGGATTATAATGCCAGAATTAACATTATCAGGTAAATTTTTAGGTGGGGACGACCCAAAAATGTCGTTCGAGCCACAACGCTCCCATGCTGGTGTAATATTTATTCCGCATACAGGAAAAGGGACGGCAGGCGACCAAGTCGGTGGTATGAATATGCAGGAATATTTGTCGATGGCTACAGAGTCGTTTAGGCTACCAGCAGTATCCACCGAAACTATTCAACTAGGGTGGTTCAATGAAAATATCAATATTGCGGGTAAGCAGATTGTGGATGATGTTGATTTCGTTATTAAGGATTTTGTCGATATGCCTGTTGCTGAGTATCTGGAGCGATGGTTCGCACAAGTGTATAACGCATCTAATGGTGCGGTCGGCAGAGCAGCTGATTTCAAAAAGAACGTTTACATGATTATATATTCGCAAGACGGCAATCCTGAATACTCTAGATGGTATAAGCTCGAAGGGTGTTTCATATCTAGAATAGCTCGTGGTGATATTGACCAAAATACATCAGATATTGTCCGTATGACTATAACGTTGTCAGTTGACAGAGTTGTGCCTAATATTCTCAGAGAAGCTACCTACACTCCTGTTACTTTAACAACAACTACATAATAGGGGGCATAAATGTCTTTAAATTTAAGTGCTAAATTTCTTGGTGCCCATATATCCGAGACTGAGGATTTCGAACCACAGCGTAGTAGCCACGGTTTGATATATATAAATATATCAGGGAACCAGAACTTGGTAGATATTGTAAAAGAAACCACAGGTTTGGACGCTAGTGTTGCAAATATGGTTGTGGCAATGTCATTGGATGGTTTTAACTTGCCTAATCATGGTGTAGACGGCTTTACACTAGGATGGTTCGGTGAAAATATAAAATTTCCGGGTAAGGCGTCTACTGAAGAATTAACGTGGACTTTGCGAGATTTCGTAGATACCAAAACTGCTGATATATTTGATGCTTGGTATAACCTGATTTATAATGTTAGAACAGGTGCACTTGGAAAGGTTTCTAGATATAAAACTGACTGTTTAGTAGTCTTGTTTAATACAGAAGGTGGCATACCTAATTTCGGTATTTCTAATGTGTATCGGTTAGAGGGATGCTACCCCAATAGAATCGAACGCGGTGACGTAGACCACGCTGGTGGCGACTATATGAAAATAACTGTCAGCTTATTAATTGACCGCGTTATTCCTGTGTTTCTTGATAAAGCGAAAGCCGGCGAGTTTGCTGGGGACAAGGCTGAAATACCGTTGTTAGAAAATCTACCTAGTGACCAAGGCAGCGAAGTTATAGTAGAGGATTTTTAGTAAAAATTTTCGAAAGGTTATAGTATGACATTAACACTAAGTTCGAGATATATGAATGAAACCGGTGATAAGGAAGTTCGTAGAACTAGTTCTGGTATATTAGTTATACGACCTTTTTTGCCTGCCGATATTCCAAATAATATTCTAGGTATATTAAAAGGCGTTGCTGACGCTGATACGGTAGAGCGTGTAATAGCTTTATCCGCCGATAATTTTAGTTTACCTAGCTTTGGTGTAGATACCTTTAATGTTGGGCATTTCAATGAAAATATAAAATTTCCTTCCAAAGCTACAAACGAAGAACTCACATTTACCGCTAGGGATTTTGTGGATACACCAACTGCGGATATTTTTGATGCGTGGTATTCAGCGGTTTATAACGTTAAAGATGGCTCTATAAATCAAAGTTTTATGTATAAATTAGATGCTTATGTTTTTCTATTTGGAGCAGACTATGCTGGTGGCGGGGAAGATAGTAGGCGGTATTACATACTCGAGGGTTGTTATCCGACGCGCGTTGAACGTGGTGATATCGACCATAGCAGCGGTGACTACGTTAAGATAGCAGTTACACTAGCCTACGACAGAGTTATCCCCGATTTCTTGGATGGGGACAAAAGCGATAACTTCGCTGGTGGTAAAGGCGGTCGGTTTGATTTCAAATTACAATTACCCGAAAATTTAGTTTAGTTTTTTCAATATACTGTCTACAACAGGCAGAAACAAAGGAATAAGGAGCTTTAAATGGGCAAGGAAAAGAAAACCCGTAGACCACTCGCGGGGCGTACAGATAGTGGTGACGCAGCAGAAAAACCTATTAAGCTAATAGGGTCTAAAGGAGCAGGTGATGTTCCCCAAGAAGTTTTAGCTCAATTACAAATGTTAAACAAGGGCGGTCAAGGCGGATTCGTTCCCCCAAGCCAGCCGGTTTTGAATCCAGAAAAACAACCACGAGCACGTGTAAAGTCATCGAAAATAACAGTTGTGTCGGAAGACGCGGATACAAACTCACTGTTCGACCAGCCGTCAGCTCCAAGTATGCCACCTGTCAATGTTCCTGTCGAAGAAGAACCGCAATCACATCCAGTCGAGTCACAAGCGCCCGAACCATCTGTCGACACCGTTCAAATGCGCACGAAGGAAAAACAAGCACCTGTAAGGACACCTTTTGTTAAACCAACTATTTCATTAGCAGCAGGTCAAGAACACCGTTCATTTCCTGTTCCGCTTCCAAGCCGTGGTTTACTTTATGGTGGGCACTATTCGAAGGGCTTCATTACAGTTCGACCAGCAATCACCAAAGAAGAATCCGTTCTGTATTCGCAGGGTGATACCTTAAACCATGTAAACAAAATTATTAACGGTTGCGTTGTCAATCCTGAAATGGATTCAATGGATTTACTTGTAGCGGATAGATTCGCTATTTTGATTTATTTACGAATATTTTCATACGGTGCACTGTATCAAGTTCCATACAGATGTAAGGAATGCGACAAGAAAAACGACACCACAGTTGATTTAGCGAAGGATTTAGAAGTCAATTACATGAACGAGGACGCAGAGGAACCGTTCGAGTTCGACTTCCCGATGTCTGATAATTATGTCCATTTCAG